ACGGGTTTCCATGCCGTCCAATGTGCCACCTCCGCCGCCACCTTTCAAGGCCGCGCCTTTCTCCAAGCTATCCCTCGCCGATTCCGCAGATTGGGCGGCCTGATCAGACCTGAGTTGGTGGACGTTGCTCATTGCTGGCTCAACCTCGTGGTGACCGTCTGACGAAAAGCGTTCAACGTGTCGAGAGATGCCGAGGCCTTTTTCATGGCGTCCAGCAGAGACACGGACGACGCTATGGGGACGATGAAGCGCGGCGCGAGCTTCTCTCTCTCGCGAGGCGACTAGCAAAATCCTAGCCCGCCGCAGCAGTCGGCCCCGCCCCTCCGGCGACAGTTTCCCCCAAATCTCCATGATCTCAGTCACGACGGCCATTCCCCCACTCCGTTCTTGATCTGTACCGTAGGACTTTATTCCTAAGTCAGCAAGTGAGTCGAGAGGCTCGCGCAAACATGCCTGTTTTTGCGTGCAACCCTATTGCAATGCCCGCAATTGCGTGTATCGTAGGCCCATCGAAACAGCCACCCGATGGAGCCGACAGAATGGGAACGAGACACCTAATCGCAGCAGTAATCGACGGCGACTTCAAAATCGCCCAGTACGGCCAGTGGGACGGTTACCCCGATGGCCAAGGTGTGGACGTGCTCCGGTTCGTCCGCGATCATGACATGGCCGAGTTCGCTGCCAAGCTCCGTCAGACGACTTGGATCACTCCCGAACAGATCACCGAAGTAAACGCGACGAGCGACTGGGTGAAGGTGTTCCCGCACCTCTCACGTGACGCCGGGTCCGAAATTCTGGGCATGGTTTTGGCCGCCGAAAGCCCGCTGTCCCTCACCGACCAGCGGGGGTTTGGCGGCAATAGCCTGATGTGCGAGTGGGCCTACGTCGTTGATCTCGATGCAAAGAAACTTGAGGTCTATCGCGGGTTCAATCAGTCGCCCACGGCTGCGTCCAGCCGCTTCCCCAGCGGAGCAGATTGGCTCGAGAAGTCCGCGTATGAGCCGGTCAAGCTCGTGAAGATCTTCGACTTCGCGAACCTCCCCAGCGACGAGGATTTCATCGCCACCCTCAACGACGAGGACGACGCTGAGATCAACTGGGGCGGCCAGATGGCGTCCCTCATCGAGCAGGCCACCGCCTGATCTTCACCTCTGCCGATCTTCACGGGTCGGCGGTAGCGAGGATCAAGCCAAGAGGCGAATGATGATCAAGACCCATGCAGATTTCACCGTTCCCGACTTCCTGCTGATCAGCGGGGAAGGCCCGGATCGTTGCTACCAGACTTCTCGGTCGAAGTTGCTGTCGGACAGGAGCTTTGCGCTCGGCTTCGGCGGCGACTGGGGACACCTGTCGGTGTTCAGCATCCATCCCAGCGACGGTCTCGTGTCGGAAGTGACCGAGGACTATGCCCGGGCATGGTGGGAACACTTCGGCGTGCCCGGCGAGGAAGTTCCGGCAATGTTCGCCCGGTTCCTTGAGGACGAAGCCGCAGCACCCGTCACCGCCGACGAGCAGGCAGCAAATCAGGCTGAATACCGCCGGGACTGTGCGGCATGACCCCCACTTGGCTCGACAATGCAGTGATCTTCTTCGGCACCCTGTTTGCCATGGGCGCTTTCATCCTCGCAGTCGCAAGCAACGGGGGGGTCGCATGAGCGACGTGTTCAAATGCCTGTACGAGGCCCCGGCGGACCTGCCCACCGTGATCAACCATCTGGTGGCGAAGCACGCCGCAGAAACAGCTATTCGGGCGTACGTTCTGGAAGTGGGGGCCGAGGGCTTCCACACCTATCACCGGTCTGGCGCGATTGTGGGGCTGATTTTTCTGGAAGCGCCCCCGGCCTGGAAGGTCGTCCAAAATTTGGGTGGGGGTCATTACCTTTGTGTCCCCAAGAACACAAAGGCTGCACGTGAGGTAAGGGACGCGTTTAGGCTCATGCCGCTGATCCCGACCGCCCGCTCACTGGCGATTTCTCTGGGGGCGCCGACAGAAAGCACCACTGATGGCAGCGCGCTCTCCTACGCGACAGCCCATCTTATCGAGCTTCCAACGCTCAGGTGTTTCGGTCGCGTCCCTCTCCAGATTGGAGACGCTTGGGTGCCCCCGGAGGCGTTCTCGGAGGTTTCCGAGGCCGAATACATGCGCGCCATCGCAGCCCACAACCAGCTTGCGAGGGGACAGTGACCAAACCCACCCCGATCAGTCTCCCGCCCTTTGCCACCGCAAACAGCTTCATGGCCATCGCCACTGGAGAAGAGACGGTAAAGCGCCGTGACGAACCCACCCCTTCCACTCGCGCCCATGAACCCCAACAGGAGGCCCGCAATGGCACTCAAAATCACCCGATCCGCCGAGCCCATCAAGGTTGAACGTCTGAACATGGTCATCTATGGCCCGCCGGGCATCGCCAAGACCTCGCTGGCCTTCACCGCCGCCGCGCCGCTGCTGCTCGACTTCGACCAGGGCGCGCACCGGGCCGCCAATCGCAAGGATACCGTCCGCGTTCAGGCATGGAACGACGTGGCTGAAATGACCGGCGACGACCTTGCCGACTACGCCACTGTCGTTGTCGACACTGCCGGCCGTGCGCTCGACCAGCTCACCGCCGACATCATCCGCCGCAACCCCAAGGCTGGACGTGGCGGCGCTCTCACCTTGCAGGGCTATGGCACGCTGAAAGCCGAGTTTGTCGCTTGGCTCAAGATGCTCAACAGCTTCGGCAAGGACGTGATCCTGATCGCCCACATGGACGAGCAGCGCAATGGTGACGAGATCATCGAGCGCCTCGACGTGCAGGGCGGCAGCAAGGGCGAAATCTACAAGGCCGCCGACGCCATGGGCCGGATGATGATCCGGGAGGGTAGGCGCGTCCTGAACTTCTCCCCGACCGATGCCGCTTTCGGCAAGAACCCGGCCCAGCTCGACCCGATGCTGGTGCCTCATTTCGAAAGCCCTGATTTCGACAGCTTCCTCGCCGGGGTGGTCCAGCAGACCAAGGACCGGCTCAACGAGCTGACCGAGGAACAGCGCGAAGCTGTCGCCGAGCAGGAATGGTTCCGTGCGGCCCTGCCCCAGGTCACCGGCGCCGACGGGATCAACGGTCTGACGGCACGCGCCAGCACAGCCGGCACCGCCTGCAAGACCATGCTGCACGCCCGGGCGAAAGAGATCGGCCTGACCTACGACAAGGCCAAGCAGGTCTACGTGGGACAGGCCGCGGCCCCCACGCCCGGGCCTGTGGTCGAGCAGGAGGCGGCGTAGCCATGCTGGCCCGCGTCTCCAACATCGAGGCCTACCGTCGGTGGCTGAACTGGAAGCCTCTTTTCGAGGACCAGCAAGAACCCACGCTCTATGACCTGGTCCGCCAGATTACCACCGACGAGCCGAGCGAAGCCATGATGGCGGGCACAGCTTTCCACGCCGCTATCGAGACAGCCGCCGACGGCGAGCACGAGACATTCGAAGCCTTGGGCTACACGTTCATCCTGCCCGACGCCGAGATTGCCCTGCCGTCCATCCGCGAACTGCGCGGCTTCAAGGATTACGGGCCGCTCACCGTGACAGGCAAAGTCGACTGCATCGAGGGTAAGGTGGTTGTGGATCACAAAACCACCTCCCGGGTCGACTTCGATCGGTATCTCGAAGGGTGCCAGTGGCGGTTCTACCTCGACATTTTCGAGGCTGAGATTTTTCGCTGGCACGTTTTCCAGATCAAGGAAGTGGACACGAAGACCTACGAGGTCAGCGCGCCCCAGACGCTTGAGGCTCGCCGCTACCCCAATCTTGGCGCCGACTGCCTGCGTCACGCCGAAGCATTCCACGATTTCGCTACACGCGCCGGCCTGCCGGATTCACGGCTGGACGACGCAGCATAGTTTCCCTCCCAAGGAGCGGCGGGCCTGCACTGAGAGGTGCAGGTGGTTAAGAGCCAACCGCCGGTAAATTCAGATGACCGAACCTGCAGCGATCAGAGCGACCTATTCCGAATGGAAGATGGTCAAGACCCGCAAGGTACTCGTCCTGTCCTTTGAGGTGCCGCTCGAACATCAAGCCGCTGTGCAGGCTGCGCTTGGCACGCCGATGCCGGACGAAGAGGTCTGGGTCGGCATTGCCAAGCTGAGCCTCAAATCGGTCGAGACGACCCAGCGGGCCAAACTGGCCACGGTGGCGGGCATCCTCTGCAACGAAGGTGGCTTCAACGCCTGGGCTGCAGAGCACGGCTACGCCGACGGCAAGGAATACATCTACGACCGCTGTTCGGTTACGTCCCGCGCCGATCTGGATCGTGACCCAGAGGCTGGCGGCCGGTTCCGCGATATGCGCGCCGAGTATGACGTATGGTTGAGGGACGCAGCATGAAGAAGGTGTCCGACAACGAGCGCGAGCTTATGCGGCGCGTTGCAGAAGCCGGCGGGTCGCATTGCTTCCGCGCTGATGATCATATTCCCGGCGCCGGTCGCAAGGCGCTGCGCTCGCTTGAGTATCGCGGCTATCTGACCGTTGAGGCGACCGATGATGGCCCGCTTGTCACCCTTACCGCTCTTGGGCGGGAGGAGGCAGAGAATGGCTAGGCTCGGCAAACTTCAGCTCGGCCGGCTGGCCGCTATGACAAGAGTCGGAATAGCCCAAGTCGCTCCTGACGACATTTCCCGCTCACTGGTGGCGCGCGGGCTTATGCAGGCAACAGGTGATCGGCCAGGCAGCGAGGAGGCATTTGTTGTCGTCACTGCTGCGGGCTACCGGGCAATCGCGGATGCGACCGATGCTGGACTGCTGGCCAACAAACCCGACTTCGCTGCCATTCGCGCGAAGCAGATGGGGGCGCTCTGATGAGCCGCTCTGTCCCCGAGTGGATCGGCAAGACCGACGACACGCCAGCCCCTCCACGGGTCCGCGCACGGGTGTTCGAGCGCTGCGGCGGCAGGTGTGGCCAGTGTGATCGCAAGATCCGTCCCGGCGAAGGTTGGACGCTTGAGCACCTCATTGCGCTGATCAACGGCGGCCGGAATGCCGAGGGCAATCTCGGCGTCACCTGCGACTGGTGTCTACCGGCCAAGAACGCTGCCGACGTTGCCGAGAAATCCAAGGTGGCAGCCGTTCGGCAGAAGCACCTCGGCATCATCGGCGCCCAGCGTCATCGCTTCCAGAGCCCCGGCTTTCACAAAGCCCCGCCCCAGCATTCCGCCACCCGAGAAATCGTCCGAAAATCCGAAAGGACTGAGCCTTGAGCAAGACGCCTGTCCCCTACGCCAGCGCGACCAGTGGCGCCGCCGCTCGCGAGGAAATCACCAAAGTGCTGCGCCGGTTCGGCTGCGCCAATGTCGGCTTCATGGATGATTACGAGCGCCACGAGGTTCTATTGGCCTTCGAGCATCACGGCAGCCGCGTACAGCTCCGCGCGTCGGCGCAGGGCTGGGCCAACATGTACCTCAAGGCCAACCCTTGGACATCTCGCCGCTCGCTGACGCAGAAGGCCTATGAAAACGACGCGCTGGATCGCGGGCTCGTCGCCATCAACTCCATCCTGCGGGATTGGGTCAAAGGCCAGGTTACGGCCGTCGAGTGCGGGGTGCTGAGCTTCGCCGGTGTCTTCCTCCCTTACACGCTGGCCAGTGATGGCCGCCCCCTCATTGAGCACATCGCGGAAGCCAAGCTGCTCCCGAAGCCGGAAGGATCACAGCCATGACCACTACGGAGAAGCTAAGCACCGAACGACTGGCTGAGGCGGGCGAGCAGAAATGGGCGCAGAACCTCGCCGCCAGAATCTCAGTGGATGTGTGCGAGATCGAGCGCGACAGCCCGGAGGATGACCCGGCGGCATGCATCGTCTGCGCACCTGAGATCAATGAAATCGTTGAGCGCCGCGTCATCGAGGCCCTGCCTGATCTCCAATCCCTCCGCGCCGCTGTGGTGGTTGACGCTGCTGTGGAGCGGTTCCTCTTGCATTACCTTGGGAAGGCGCGGCTGGAGGTGAGCGAGTTCCAAGGGTTCGATGAAGCTGGGCCAGCCAAAGCCGCCCTTATCGCAGCGTTTGCTCCGCTTGTGTCTCAGGAACCCCCGTCCGGTGAGAAGCAACCCAGTTTGTCTAGCGCAGACGAGACGCAAGCCGCCCTTGTGCCGGGCCATGTTGCCGAGGCCGGGAAGGTGGAGGCTGATGAGGAGCCACGGTTGCCCACGCTTAAGGAAGCAGCGCAGGCGGCATCCATCTTGCTGCGCTGCAACGGGTTCGATCTAGATACGTGGGGTGCTGCCGATCTCATGGACGACGCCCCCAGTGATGCCCTGAAAGCGCTCTACGCCCTGGTGCATTCATGACCGGGTTGGTGGAGCCGGTGGCGTGGCGCGTTTCCGCTGTCGATAGGCCGGATCAGTATTTTGACACCGATGGCGAGGCCGACCAGTGGGCAAATTCTCCCGGCGTTCTTGATAGCGTAGTTACGCCCCTCGTCCTCCTCTCCCAGCTCCAAGCCGCAGAGGCAGCGCAACTGCGCTACGTCGCCGTCGACCACACCGGCTGCGTCTACACGGCGGAGAGCCAGGAGCTGGCTATCGAGATCGCCAAGCGCATTCAGCGCACCGCAGTGGAAACCGCAGAGGCAGAGAGGGGCTGCGACCCGGACGGGTGTAAGGACCACATCGAGGCATTCAGCGCCCGCGCCGAAGCCGCAGAGGCCGAAGTCTCCAAGCTCAAAGCGCAGGTGGAGACGGCGAGGGTGGCGTTGGAGCCGTTCGCTGCTGCCATCGCTGGGTACGACGCGTATTGGGCCGAGCAGACGGGCGGGCAAGGCCATCCAGACGGCGAGGATGAGGACAAGGCGACATATCTGGGCGGGGTGGGTGACTATTACGACCTTGTGCCGTTAGGGGCGTTCCGCACCGCCACCCAAGCCCTACGCGCTCTAGACGAGGTGAACGATGGCCAGTGACTGGATAACGCACAACGGCGTCGGCGATCCCAAGGTACCGGGCGACACCCGAGTTGAGGTGAAGTTTCGCGACGGTGAAACCCGGTTCGGCGTCATGCACGATTGGGATCAGAACTGGCAATGGGCGGATAACGAGGATGGTCTTACCGCCGCAGGAGTCATCGTCGCATATCGCATTCTGCCCACCTTAGGAGCCGACAATGGCCAGTGAAATGGAACTCAACGCAGCCAGAGACTTGATCGACGCATGGTGCGCCAAGCACGCCGTAGGCATGCCGCCTGTCACTGCGCGCGATAGGTTGGTCATCGACATTCTTGCCATCCCCCGCCCTGTCCCCGCCCCTGTGGGGGTGAAGGTGGAGATTACTGCGTACGAGATGCAGGTCCTGATCGGCACCACCGTCTCCGGCTGCAACATGCCACCTGATAGAATTTTCGACCTCCCCAAAGCATGGGAGAGTCTCCGCGCTCTTGGGCTAATTGACCGCACTGACGGACTCGCGATTGCGACAGATAAAGGCCGGGCCATCGTCCTCTCCGCCCTCACCTCACCCCAGACCAGCGAGGCGGGAGAATGAGCGACTACATCAACTGCCCATGGTGCGGGGACACTGACTACGATCTCCCCGGCCTGAAATCCCATATCTCCCGGGGACACTGCGAAGCGTACGAGGCTTGCGAACGCCCTATGTCCACCTTCGAGATACTGGAATCCCAGATCGCGCTAAGGGCGACGGACAGCCCGGACCATGACGGGGCGGCACAAGGCATGCCGTGGCTCACCGAGGACGATGTCCCATGACTGACCTTGAACAGCTACTAGACCGGGTAGTGAAGGCGGAGATCAAGGCTCTCAGCATTAAGCAGCCCTACCCTCATCACATTTTCCATAGTGGGAAAGACGTCGAGAACCGCGACTGGCCGACACGCGGCCGGGGTTGGTTTTTGATCCACGCTGGCGTTTCGACAAGCGAGATGGATAAAGGCGACGACGTTGAGATGGCATATCCGCGCGGTGGCATCGTTGGCGCGGCACGGATAGTCGACTGCGTCACCGATATGGATAGCGAATGGTTCTTCGGCGACTACGGGGTTGTCCTTCGCGATGCCATCCCGTTGCCGCTGGTGCCATGCCGGGGCCAGCTCGGATTTTTCGCGCCACCGTCTGAAACCCTCGCCCTCGTTTCCGCCGCCCTATCAGCCCTGATCGCGAAGGAGAAAGCCGGTGGGTAAGCTGACGAAGGCGCAGATTGTGAAAAGCATCATCGGGGCCGGACCCGGTTCGGTGCGGGTGACGGGTAGTCTTGTCGGCCCTCATCCGGCAGATGGGCTTACGGCACAAGTTGCCCTCGGCAACGGGGCGGTATCGACCATCATCAACCCGCAATCATTCGAAGATGGCGGGCCTGAGTGGCGGTGCCGATACGGAAACATCGAGAGCATCCGGTATACGGTGGCCAGCCTGCTCGAAAGCTATGATTACCTGCTTTCCGGCTCCATCAATATGACCGAGGCCACCCGGCGGCTTCGCCTTCTTCGGGCTGGCCGCGCCGCTCTGGAGAACCCAGATGCGTGAGGCTGTGGAAGTGATGGCAATTGCGATTGCTGTTTCAGACGGCTGGCGCGCGCCGTTCAACATGCACGACTTGCAGTTCGCAGTTTATGTGAGGCGGGCCAGCGCCGCCCTCGCCGCTCTCGACGCTGCTGGCTTTGTGGTAGTGCCGAAAGAGCCGACCGAGGCAATGCGGGAAGCCGCAATGGAGGTGCTGCTATTCGGATCTAACATCTATGCCCGCGACGACGATGTGATTGTCGTGGAAACGGCCACAAGCAAGGCTGTCTACCGCGCCATGCTCGCCGCTGCTCAGGTGGAGGGGTAGATGGCCGTAGCGATCCCCGACACGATTTCACCCGAGAGCCTGGCAACGCAAATGGGCTGGTCGCTGCGACGCGTCAAAGCCCTTGCGCGCCAGCTCGGAGCCTGCCGTATTATGGGAAACCGGATGGCACTCACCCAGCAAGACGTTGACGCGATTTTGGAGGCCAGCAGGCCATGCCCCTCAAGCTCAAAAAGCGTGGCGAGATCTGGTGGTACTCCGGCACGGTTGCCGGGCGGCGACTACGAGGCTCTACAAAGACTGCGCAGAAGCTCGAGGCCCAGCGCATCGCCAACGAGATCGAAAGCATCGAGCTTGCGGGTCGTCGCGATCCAGGGGCAGTCCTGACATTCGCACAAGCTGCAATCGAATATCGATCGAGCCGCACGAAGATCCCGAGATATCTCGTATTGGTCGAGGATTACTGGAAGAACACGCTGGTCAAGGACATAACCAAGGGCGCGGTGAAGCGCGCTGCTATTGCCCTTATGCCCAACAAGTCGGGGGCCACGCGGAACCGCTCGGTTGTCGCGATGACAAGCGCAGTGATCAACCACAGCTCTGCTTTGGAGCTGTGCCCGCCATTCAAGGCCACACGGTTCACGGAAGTCAAAACGACCAAAGAGCCAGCGACCTGGGAGTGGGTTCAGGCGTTCATGGGCAGCACTTCACCGCACCTCGGCGCGCTTGCCTGCTTCATGTTCCTGACGGGGGCCCGGATAGGGGAAGCTCTGAATGTATCTTGGGGGGATGTTGACCTGACCGGCGCCCGGGTCAGGATCGTGATGGGCAAGCTGAACGGCGACGAACGCCTTGCCCACATGCCGCCGCCGCTGGTGGTCGCACTGGCGAACATTCCCAGCAACAGAAACCCCGACGATCAGGTGTTCCCGTACTCGGCCCCGAGCGCGGTGACCAAGACGTGGGGCAAAGTGATTGTGCGCGCCGGCATAAAGAAAGTGACGCCACATGGCTGCCGGCATGGCTTCGCAACGTCGCTCATGCACGCCGGCGTTGACCCAGTTACGGTGGCGAAGCGCGGCGGGTGGAAATCACCCGCGCAGTTGTTCGCAACCTATGGTCACGCGATGGACGATGAGAAGGTGACAGATCTGCTTATTGGCACACCAGTGGCACATTAAACAGAAGCGCGGCGCAAGTTATTGATATTGCCTACCAAATCGGGCGCACATAGCCTTGCGTTAGGGCAAGGTGTCCTGAGGCCGGATGTACCGGAGGTGCCGGAAAAGCGCAAGAGGCAAAGATATTTGGCAGATGGGCGTTTGCAGCTTCGCGCAGCTACATGCAGAACGTGCCGTGAACGAGCAGGGATTACTGGCACACCATTGGCACACGGTGTTCACTGGACGTTCACGGTAGAGAATCCGTAAGCTGCCGTGATGAGCAGCGGCGCCTATCAACTCTCCGACGTGACAGCGTCAAAGGTCATCATCATCTGCGACCAGTGCAGCCGTCGCGCGGTGCTGACGACGTCGAAGCTGATGGCGAAGCATGGCGGCGATATCGGCCTGCCCGAGCTTATGCAGATCGAGGCTAGATCATCCTGCAAGGGTGCCGGCGGCTTCCTCGGCGGGTGCAAGGCGCGGTTCTCGCCGGAGACAGTCGCCTCGTGGCTCATCCGCAAGGGGTAGTTCCATCCCCACCCTATTCACCTGCCACCGATTCCCGCACCTGCACTGCGCCGATATAGCCAGCCAGTCGCGGATGCGGTGAGGTTGCCAGTCGATAGCCTGCAGGCCGCAGGCAGGGCAGCGGAGATCAACCGCCACCGCCAGCACGCCAAGCTTTGATGCCGAGATCGAACACGAATACGACGCCGCCGAGGATGGCCAGGATCACTGCCCATCCGATCTTCGAGCTGACGCCCTCGATTCCCTTGCGCATGCGGCGCAGCAGCCGGAAATCTTCGCGGGCCTCGTCCTGGTGAAGGGCGTCATCGAGCCGAAGGCCGGCATCGCTCAATTCCTCCTTCACTGCGCGCCGGACGGTTGCATCAAGTTGCTGCAATTGCTCTGGAGTGAAGCCGTCCATTGCGCCCGGCCCCCTACTTGCGGCCGAACATGGGCTTGACCCGCTTCTTCTCGACCGCCGTGGCGGCCTTCTGCGTCACCAGCGTTTGGGCAGCCGCCGGCAGATCCTTGATCGGCACCTTCTGGCCGTCGGAAACAATCTGCGGCCGGACGGTGGCGAACAGGGATTGAGCCTGCGCAGCGAGGTACAGCACGAGCCCAACGACAGTGCCCAGCGACATGTTCCGCCAGTCGCCGCCGTTGAACAGGTCGTTGATGGCGGCCTTCGCATCGGGCGGCAGGCCCATGTAGATGCCGTAGAGGATGGCAGCAATGCCGCCCAGCTCCTGCACGCGGCGCACGGTCCAGCCGACAAAGACGTTGCTGAGAATAGTGTTCATGGTGGCGCCTCCTAGCGCGGCAGGTTGATGAGGATGAGGGCGATGGCGCAGATCGCCGCGATAAATCCGGCAACCACCCACTTGTTGATGACGGGCGGATCGGGCTGGGGTGCTGGCGCGGGAACCGGCGGCGCGGGTTTCGGCGTGGGCTGGGTCGGCGGGCGCGTCGGCACCGGCTGGGGAGCGCCGGCATTGCGCAGGCACGCATAGAACGACATCGCGATCTGGCCGATTTCCTGCGCCCGGTCGGTGCCGTTGACCACGCGCCGCGCGCCGGTCCAGTCGGCCGTATCGTCGGTGAAATAGTCCCCGAGCTTCTTGCCGGTGAACCAGCCCTGCATGCAGCCGAGAACGAGGATGCGCGCCGCGGTGGCAGCGTCGAGAGCAGCATCGGGGTTGGCCAGCAGATCAACGCCGATAGCCTTCCCGGCCTTTGCATAGTTCGCCCGGCCGGTGAGCTGGACAAAGCCCCTGCCCCGGAACTTGTAGCCGTCGCCGGCCAGCGTATTCCCGAGCGCCTTGCCAATCTTGGTATTGGGCTCGTACTTGTCGAAATATGCCCGGCTCCCGCGCTCATGGATCGGCTGCACGGTGTGCGCCGTCTCGTGCTTTGCGGTCCCAAGCAGGTAGGCCAGCTTGCGGTTGTCGCCGTCGCCCCACTTGTCCCAGGCTGCACCGATGGCGTTCATGTCGTCGACCTGGGCCTGCGAGAGCGACCCGCCGAATAGCGCAGGGCGCACCGCGTCAAAAAACGCTGTGTGCATTGTTGATCTCCATGAAATGAAAAGGCCCCACTGATGCCGGGCCTTGCGTTGTGGGGACAAAGTGTCGCCCCGCAATCGACTCCTGCGAGGATCCCTGCTCTTTTGCGGCGAGAGATGGAGGCGATCGTTGTGAGTGAAATCTGGGCGCGGGAGGAAACACCTCCGCTAGGGCATGAGATTGTTGACCGACTCCGAGATGCGATCGGAGCGAATATCGAGCCTGTTAGGGTAAAGCGATCATCTAGGCAGCGACCCGTTGGCAATTGCTACTGGAACGTGGCTCAAACCGTCGTTGAAAGTGACGGAGAAGCAGTTCTCGGCTGGGCCCTGATGTGGTGGCCCGGACAGTATGGCGTTGCTATGCACCATGCCGTCTGGCGCCATCCGAGCGGTCACCTTCTGGATGTCACGGAACCGCAAACCCCAGACCGGTCGTCTAGATTAACAACCTTTCTGCCTGACTCGCGCCGCGAGGTTGACCTATTCAAATCACCACGCATCGACAACGTGTTCGTCGCCATTGCGCCAGAGGATACTCTGTTAGGTTTGTTCTCGATCTACCAATCCATCCAGCCTATCTGGCGACAAATTATTCAATTGTCATGGGATCATGGGTACCGAAACGAAACACAGTTCGCGAGGGCGCGCGGCATCACGATTGAACACGAAATCGATTTTCCCCAAGAGGTCGAAGAGACTTACGTGACCCTCTGCAAAACGTTGATGGCCCTTGAAGAAAAGCTCGGGAGCGAGATCGTTAAGCTGGTCAAAGTCGAGGGGTCTCGCCGCTGATTCGCAATCACAATTCACCCGCAGACCCTGTTTTCCGGAAGGCTCCATGAGGCCGCGCCCGACTGTCGAGCTCGATCCGCTGGCAAGTATGTTCATTCTGATCTCCATGAAATGAAAAAGCCGCCTCAGAGGGCGGCGGGTGGGCAGTCGATCGCGATCCGGCTACTTCCACATCCCCACAGCCGTGGCCGTGTAGCCGCAAGTTTCGTCACCGCCGGTATAGAGCGCACTGCTCTCCATGCGGATCGCCACGCTTGTCACCGCCGCCAAGTTAGTGGTGAGAATGGAGCCGTAGCGCTTGGCACCAGTGAAATTGTTCGCGCCGATGGAGAGTTGAGGGGTGGGGTTGACCACTGCGCCGTGAGAACCGGCCCCGCCCGCTGCGCCCAGGTTGATAAACGGGACGGTGAACGTCCAGGTATCGGTCAGCAAGCTAGTGGTGCTGTAGGCCATGACGCCCTTGCGAAAGGCGAACATCAGCCCGCTTTCAAAGCAGAAGTATCCGCCGGTCGCTGACACTTCCCACTTGGCGACGGCGCCGGCCGCGAGCATGGCTGCGGTCAGTAGCCCATCAACTGGCGGCGTGCCGGTGAACTCTGGGCTGTTCGCGATCAACTTTGTGTCGATGCCCAGCCCCGCGATGTCGAGCCGACGGCGCTCTCCGCTGCCCGGTGTCCCTGGTACCCCGTCCTTTCGGACCTCAATGAGTGCGGTCATGTCCAATCCAATCGCGTTGAAATAGGCGTCGGCGTAGCGCTCGGCGCCGAGGGTGTAGAGGCTTTGGCCAGTGAAATGCGTTCCGTCGAAGGACGACAGCCCTTCGCTAGGGGCGAAGAAGATGTTGGGATAATTTGCTGCCATCACTGCGAGCACGTTGTCGTTGAAGGCAATGCGGTTGCTGTTATCTTCGGAGAGGCCACCAAGAATGATGATGGTGTTGGCATCGATCAGGCCGGCGCTCGTCAGATTTGTGAGCAGAGCCTGGAACGGGACGTTGTAGGTCGAGTAGCTGTCGGTGACGTGGGGCTCGCCCTGATGCCAGAGGAACACATTTGCCGGCGCGCCCTGCCCCGTTGCTCCCCAGACGTCGATCATCTCCTGCAGCATGCCAACCGGGTCGCCGGGCGCCCACCCGCTGATGTTCGTGGCACCACGAGCGACCATCGTCACATCGACCTGTTCGCCGGTTACCTGGGCCAGCCGGTGAGCGAACCAGACGCCAAAGTTATTGTTGGTCTGGTTCTCGAAAGTCCCCGCCGTTCGCGCCGCTGCGGCCGAAACGAAGGCGGTGCCGTTAGCCCCAAGTGGATTCACGTTGTTCCAGAACCGGACCAGAGAAGAGACAGCACTGAAAGGCGGGCCGCCGGGGTCTCGGCCGATGTCATTGGACTGGCCGGAGTTCAGAACAGAGATGGTCATGCATACTCCGGAAGCATGTTCACATCGGCCAAGCCGAAGGGGGCGAGATGGGTTTTCGACGGCGTCGCCGCCCAGGTGCCCGCCGTCGTCTGGCTATTGAGCGCCTCGAAGATCTTTCGGAACGGCACGTTGCTGCGACCTGTGGTCGAGTAAATGCCGGTCGACAGGTCGGCTGCGGTGCTGATCGTGGTGGTGGTGACGATCCCGCTATCGCCAAGATCAGTGCCGGAAACAGCCAGCTCAAGGGTGCCGGCATTGTCGATCAGATAGCCGTAGATGATGGCAGCGGTGGCGTTTGCCTGTCCGAGGGTTGCCGTCGACGGCACGACCAGCGAAAGCGCGCCGGTTACGCTACGCTCGTTGTAGGCGCCCGACGCGGCTGTGGAGCTTCGCATTCCCACGATCACGGGCACTGTCGATGTTGGGTTGGTGGCACCGTCCGGCTGCTTCAGGGCGACCGTCAGCGCCGAAGAGGCGACAGAGAAGGCCACCCCGAGATTGCTGATCCGATCGCTATGCGTGGGCTTGTCGGTGATCGCGGACCACGCATGAGTGTGCGAGACCGTTGCGTAGAGCGTGTCGAAATAGGTCTTGAGCGCTGCTTTGATGTTCGCCCAGGTGAACTTCTTGAGCGCATTGCTGGCGGCACTATCGAGAAAGCCGAAGGTGTCGGCGTCGACTGGCGTGGCCTTGGTCGTCGCCCCTGCGATGGCCGTGCCAACATTGCCCGCATCCGTCACGTCGGCGGAGGCCTCAATGCCGCCGAGCTTGGTGCGTTCGGCTCCTGTCATGAACAGGTTCGTCGCCCCTTCTGTCAGTTCGTCCGAACTGTCATTGGGCTGCAGGGCCGTGCCAATGGCCGAGATCGCAACGCCGCTGTCCTCGCCCTCCTTGCCGGTGATATCGGCGAACACGACGATATTGCCCGCGGTCGAACTCGGTGCGCCCACGAAATCGCCTGTGCCCGCGGCTGGAACGCCCTGCGGCCCGGAAATGCGGATCGTCCAGTCGGACTTCGTGCCCGACCCGCCTTTCGCGCCGACATTGATTGTCAACGCCGAACCCGAATAGGCGGTGACCTGGCCATGCATCCAATCGACGGTCGGGTTGGCGTCCGAAACCGCGAGCACCCAGTCGCCGGGCTCCCATTTCTTGCTGGCCTGAGTGGTGAAGGCTTTAGAGCCGGTGCCGATTGCCAGAGTGCTGGCACTGGTGCCGCGCAAAGCCGATGCCTGGTTGGCCGCCGTTGCCGCGCTGGCAGCCGCAGCGGCAGCTTGGGCAGGCGCGGCGATGATGGCCGACATGTTGGTGGCGGCGTCGGTCACTGCGGTGATGTTTGTCGCGACCGTTCCGACACTGACGATGGCGCCTGCAACAGTGTTCAACGGGCCGGTGATGTCGGCAACCGCCTCAATGGCTGCCGCGGCATCTGCGACAGTCGAGACGTCCAAGTTGATCGTCGCGACTGTCGACACAGCGCCGCTGATACCAGCTAGGGTGGTGACCTGGCTGGCCACTCCGGCGACAGTCGTCACATTGCCAGCAATGCCAGCGACCGTCGCGATGTTCGCGGCGATGGCGAGCACCGCGGCGATATTCGAAAGGGCGGCTGCCACGGCGTTGACGTTGTCGATCGAGCCAGCGACCAGCCCGACATTGGCCATGCCAGACGCTACGGCGACGACGCTGGCGATATTGGCCGCCACCGTCGACACACTGGCCGCAATCGCTGCAACCGAACTGACCGCAGACGCAATGCCCGCGACAGTCGTGATGCCGGCCATCCCCGCTGCGAGCGTCTGCATGTCGGAGATGATATCGGCCAGCGCCTCAATGTCGGCGCCGATCGCCACAAGCGGCCCCGCCTCGGTGGCCAGCCAGTTCGACACAACGGTGACGTCGGTCGTCAGCGGGTAGAGATTGATCCGGTGTCCACCGTTGCCGAACCCGAACGGGTTAGTCGACGCGTTGTAGTCGTCGTTGTTGTAGCCCAGCGGCTTGCCGGCCGAGAGCCGCTGCAGTTCTAAGGTGGGAACAGCCATGTGAGGTCCTTGCCAATGCAAAAGGCCCCGCGTGAGCGGGGCCTTGGGTGGTGATGCTCAGCGGATGGCCGCTAGAGGATTTCTTTGATCTCGAAGCCGGTGCCGACCAGTCCGAAAGCCGTCTGGCTCAGCGCGTCCATGGCCCGAAAATTTCCGAAGATCGAGCGCTTCTGAATGTTGGCGACATCGTCGGGGTCAGGGATGACGAACACCTCGCCATCGTAGCCGACCGTCCGAAACAGCCGGTAGAAGTCACCAAAGGCCTCTGGTTCCCGGACGGTGGGGAAAGCTGCACGGAATACACGTGGATTGATGCGCCGGCTGAACTGCGTGCCGCCGTTCAGCATCTGGGCCGAGAGCACATTGTTCTCGAAGCTCAGCCCATTGCTGTCGTATCCGTAGTTCAACTCTGGCTCGAAAGTGGTCGGCATGAAAAGCCGGCCGATATCGATGTAGCCGTCTGGGTTAGTCTGATCGTCAATCTCAAAGGTCCAGTACTGGCCAACCTGCGGCTCCCCGAAATCATGGATCAGCCAGACGCCGCGCTCCTGATCATCGAACGGGGTCAGGCCAAACCAGAAGTTCGGATCCTCCCATTCCAGATCCAACGGGCCGGCGGCCTGCCCATCAAAGGGCTTGACCCAGTCGGTGTCCGAAAGCATCAGGTCAAAGTCGGCTGACCATGTCCGGATACGGTACTGATAGGCCGTGGAGATGTTCATCGGCCCCATCGCCAGAGCGCGAAACGGGATAACGGTCGGCAGCGAAACCCGGAACTGGGTGCTGGCCAGCAGCGTGTTCACCGATCGCGCCACCCTGCTCAGCCGCTTGTCGGCCATGTTGCTCAGCGGCAGGGATGGCCGCCAGTTGCCGCCGGAAAACGTGGCATTGTCCGACTTGGGCTCGTACAGAAAAAGCGCGTTACCCATTGATCACCGGCCAGTACCTGTCGGATGCAAAATCGTGCGGGATCGGGCTCATGGCCTCGATGTCGTTGGAGGCAGCGCGAACTGCGTCAATAAAGGCTGTCGCCGCGACCCACTCGACCGGGCTTTCGCGCTGAAGGTTAATCTGGCGCCAGGTTGGGTACGGCTCTTCGATGCGGCGCCGGGCCTCTTGCTTGACTGCCCAGGTCGTTGGCGCCGCCAGGCCCCTCGGCCCTGCCGTCCAGCCGCTGGGACCAAGGACAAACTGCCAATCCGACTGTGCCCACAGGCCAGCGATCAGCACATCTTCCGGATCGATCACCTGTGCCAGCGCGTCGGCTTCAGTCAGCGATGGATAGCCCCATTTCACCAGGCCAGTATTGGCGTCAATGATTGTCCAGGCAGTGCGCTCGTTCATCGCTTATATCCCAACAAAATTAGGTCGCAGTCGCGGGCCGTAACATTCGTCGCTGTCGCTTCGAACCGCCACTCGTCGTTGCCGTTTGAGGGCGCGTTATCGACAAACGATATCGGCCAGGTCATCGGGCCGACGCCGCCAAATTTGGTGAACATCGCCGAGCGCTTGGGATCATCGTTCTTGGTCAAGCGCAGCCGGACATCTCGGCCACTGTCGCCCTCCACGCGTTCGAAGGTCGCCACAGCCTCAACGCGAACCCGGCGCTGCCCATCCGAGTTTTGGACATTGATCGTTGAAGCTTTGAGCGTCTGCCACGACGAGTTCAACAACCCGAACGTCGACGGAGTCGAGGAGATCATCTTGAACACCGCCTCATTGGCGATGACTTCCGTAATGGTCGAGCCGTTGATCAACACATCGCCAGCATCGATCGATTTGGCCTTGAGCACGTTGACGTTCAGCTTACCGTTGGCGTCGAAGACCGCAACGATTTGCCCGGCGGCGTTCTCGATGACAAACCCGCCGCCTGCCCGAAGACGCACTCGCCCTTTGCCGTTACCAATAGGCAGATCGAACAGCATGCCGAGTTCGCGCAACGCGCCGCTCTGGCCCAGTGCCCTGACGATGATTTCCAGCGTTGCGGCATAGCCAGCGGCAACCGTCTCCGCTGTGCTGAACTTGATCTGCGAGGCAGCGAACCGATCGCCAAGGTCGGCCGTTACGCCGGCAATTGCGGTGTTGATGTCCTTGACGCTGGTGGCCAACTCGCCCGGGGTCACCGTCGCGTTCAACGTCGTTCCAACAATGCCGCCGGTTTGGGACAACGGGAAGAAGTCGCCCACGTTCTTGGACAGGTCTCGCGCCCGCACCCAGTAGAAGCGCGTCGCCGCATCGCCGAGATTGCCATGCACATATTGATAGTCTGCGACCTCGGCAACCTTGACCGCGTTGGAGCGATTGTTCGATGCCGAGGCCCAAATCTCATAGCGCTCGAGCGCCAGATACGGGAGGCACGAGCCGATGCTCGACGTCCAGGTCAATACATTCTGGCGCTGCCCCGGCGCGACGACCAGGGACAGGACTGCAATCACACCATCAGCCATGTCAGCCCCAGATCGTCAGTTCCACCTGCTCGTTGGCAGGATCCTCTCGGCGGCCGATGACCAGCACCCGGCGCCCGGCCTCGTAGCCGAGCCGCCCGAGCGTCACCGTGCCCGTCGAGTTGAGCACCTGGGCGCCGGCATAGCGGGCTGCCAGCGAGAAGCGGAGCACGTCACGGCGGATGCCATAGAGCCCCAGCCGGCGCGCTGCCTCAGCCGCCGCGTCCGCAGTGCTGAGCATCAGCGTCTCGATGGTCACTTCCGGCGCCAGCAGGTGCTTGGTCTGCACCGCTGCATTCTCGGCCTTGGCCTCGCGATATTCCCTGGCCAGCCAGCCGCGGCGCTCCACCGAGACGCAGGCGCCCAGATTGCCATCATCCTGCGTCTGATAGTTCCGGCCATACTGGGTGATCACCCGCCAGGCCGGCAGGTGGCTGTCGGTGTCCGGGTTCTGGTCGAAGGCGATTTCGCCAACGATGTCATCCTCGGTGATCGACCAGGCCGATGTCGCCGCCGGGGCCGACAACCGCCCCACCTCGAATGCGCCGGCCGCGTTGGGCACGATGAAGCCGCCCACCGACGACAGCACTGCGCTGACGGCGTCGAGCGCCGACCGATCGTCGTTGATCCAAATGCCGAGTTCCTGAGGAGCAGCGGCAGACAGGGCGGTGAACGTGGCGGCCGCGATATTGGCCGAGCCGGTCAACCCGAGCTTGGTCAGCATCCGCTGCGCGATGGCGCCGGCATTGCGCAGGGCAAGCGTCGAGCCCTCGGTCACGTCGGCGGTGATCACCTGATAAGGCGCGCCGCCAAGCCGGAACAGGCCAGCCGCAAGGCAGGTGCCATACTTCCCCCCGGGGATGGTCGCCGCCTGCAGCGCCGCCACGGTGGCGTAGTTGGCCAGCAGGGTCAGTGCGATGCCGCCATCATAGACCGTGATCGCCGACACGCCGCCGTCGTTGACCTGGTAGATGAGGTCGAAGGGGTTTACGCAGATCGCTGGCACATTCTGTGGGCGACCAAACGCCAGCGGCTTCAACGCGTCCTTCATGTCGGCTGTGCCGTCTGCCAGCTTGCCCGCCAGCCCGCCGCTGGTCGTGGTGCCGCCGTAGCGGTTGGCCTGCAGCGGCTTGTCCAGTTCCAGTCGGCGATCATAGAGCCGGAGCCGGAAGCCTGAAAAGGCATCCGAACTATCCAGCCCCTCCACTGTCGCCCGCAGGATCACCTCGGCGCCGCTGAACGATGCGCGCTTGCCGGCAAGACGCTTCACCACCAACGGCCGACCGTCGAAGCCGTAGCCCAGCCAGTCGTCGAGATGGCCGTCGACATTGGCAACCTCGATCATGCCGTAACTGACGCTCGACCCACCTCTGGTTCTGCCCTCATCGAAAAGGGAACGCGCGAACTGCCCGGGGTTCTGAATGCCGGGCAGATAGTACGTGTTGGCCGGACTGTCGGCCGGTCCGGTCACATAGCCTGACGTCGAAATGCGCAAGGTTTTGAGGCCGGTGCCGTCATGCACCGTAATCTCGATGAGGTATTCCGAGGCCTCCGTCATTTGCGCAACCCCCGCATATTGGCATCCTTGCGCATGGCGGATACCTCGGCCGTGTTGGCTTCTGTCGCCTCCACATTGGCCTTGTCACCCATCGCCGCCACAGCCGCCAAGCGCCCCACTTCTGCCCTGAGTGCGCGCACCTCCGACACCAGGTCGGAGTTGTCATTGCTGCCGTTATAGTTGCCCGCGCGCATGGCCTCGAGCTGCGGCCGATAAATACGCGTCTGCGCGGCCGGCATCACATACTCGCGGGCGTGCACCAGGCCGGCGACCGACGTCGCCGATGCATCACCGGTGTAGCCGCCCTGGTCGAAACCCTGCAGCTTTGTCTGCACGCCGAGGGCCTTCGTCAGCGCCTTCACCGCTGCCGCAACGGAGAGAACCGAATTGTTGATTTCCAACAGACCGGCGACCTGAGCGTCGAGGCGCGTCAGCTGCAGCTCCGCCACCGTCACCTGCTTGGTGGCACCAGTAATGGCCTTGTCCAGAGTCGCCTGCACAGACCCGAATATCTGCTGATAGCTGTCCGACGATCCGAAATAGTCGCGGGCCGCACCCAGATACACCTGCGACAGGCTGGCCAGCCGATCCATCGCATCGCTGTCCCCGGTCGCCGCCTTGCTGGCCGCTTCGTTGAACTGCTTCTGCGCCTCCAGAAACTTCTGGAACGGCGAGAGCGGCGACAACTGCGCGTCGAGCTTCAGGGACGACTTAAGGTCTGTCAGCGACTTGATGAACGCCTTGTTTCTGTCCACCAGATCCTCAAGGCGGGATTTCTCCCGGTCATAGGCAGCGTTCAGGTTTGCCCGCGCCTCGTCGACATTCTCCTGGGCTTTGGTCAGGCTGACTGAAGCGTCAAGCGCCGCGTTAAGGCCCTTGGCAAGGTCGGGAAACTGGACGGCCAGCGCCTTCACCTGGGCCTTGGTAAGGCCGGCATCCTCAATGATGTCCCGCAGGGACAAGGTCAGCTCGGTAAAGGAGCCTGCGGAACTGACGCCAAGCTCTTTCGCATCTGACAAGCGATCATTGTAGACGCCGAGCGCGGCGTTCAGATCGTTCAGATAGCCCTTGCCCTGCAGCTTGTTGATCGATGCCCGCAAATCTTCACCGAACTGTTCGCCCAAGGTCACGCGGAACACCTTGGCAGCATCCTTGAGCCGATTGACCAATCCGGTGTCGCCGGCTGCCTTTGCCAGATCCTGGTATTCCTTGCTCTGCTTCTGGAACTGGCGGAGGGCCTGAGTGTACTGGCCGATTTCCTTGCCGTCAGCGGCATCAATAAACTGCTCGATGCTGTCGCGCTGCTGGTCGAGCGCCTTACGCGCCTTCTTGCTGGCCTCGCTGGCGCCCATGAGGCCGCCGATCAGACCGCCAATGCCGCCGATGACTGCGCCGATTGGTCCACCAGCCGCAAAGCCGGATAGTGCGCCGCCAAGCGCGCCCATGAGAGGGTTCTGTGTCTCATAGCCGATGCCAAGACCGCCGAGGCCTGCCGATAGCCCGCCTGCCGTGCCGCCTTTGACGCCCGCGCCCTTGAGCAGGCTGTCCAGACCGTCGAGCGTGCCGAGCTTTGCGCCGGCCTCGGTGCCCGCCTTGGTCGCGCCGAACAGCGTGTCCCAAGTCGAGCCGGCAGCGGCCGAAGGCCCATTGTCGTTCGCAGCGCGCCGCCCACCGAGCATGCCGTCGAACATGCCGCTGATGTTCTGCTGGCCGATCTGGGCAAATCCCGACAGCACCTTGTCGAAAAACGCACTGGCATCATCGATCGGGCCGTCGAACAGAGAGCCCAGCGCCTTGCCGAGAGTGCCCTCGATGGTCTTGGCCAGGTCTGCGTAGGCCTTTTCTTCCTCGCTCAGCTTGTCCTTGTGCTCTTTGGCCTTCTGGGTGGCCCCGCCGGTTGCCTTGGCTTCCTCGGCTCGGGCCAAGGCCAGCTTTTGAGCACGCTCGGCGATCTTGCCGGTGTAGTCGGTGGTCATGATCTCGGCGAGCATCTTCTGGTGCTCAGCCATCTTGTCGGTGTACGACTGCATCGCGTCGCCGCCGCCGAAGTTGAAACGCGGTAGCTCGTTGTCTTCCTTGAATCCAGCGACTTGCGACCAAATCCCAAGCGATTGCATCCCTGGGATCATTGCCAACGCACCCATGATCGGCTGCATGTTCTTGAGCAGAATGTTGAGCTGCTTCGCTGTCTGATTGACCAGCCATTCGATGGCCGAGACGAAGCCATTTGCCGCCGCCTCGCCGGCGATGATGAGGGCATCGGGAATGATAGCGATGGTCGCGCGCATGTTCTCCACGCCCGTCGCCATATTCCGGATCAAGCCATCAACAAGTATCGCCGCGCCCTCGCTGACCCAGTCCCAAGCTGCCTGGAACCAGCCGCCGATGGCCTCGATCTGGGGCCGAAAGGCCGTATAGATGTTCTCCCCGATGACCTGAAATGTGGCCGTGAACACGTCGCCCATCGATACGGCTGTGTCGCTGGTCTGGTTGATGTAGTTGGTGAGCCCGGCGAAGGCCAGGCCGATGGCGCCAACGATCCCGATGATCGGCCCCAACTTGGTTGCAAGACCGACTGCGATTTTGCCGGTTTCCTTGAGCGCCATGCCGAT